GTATTTCACTTAACCAATGACTATTATCTAAGAAAGGTTTTTGATCGTTGGCTTGATATAATTGTAAATCCAGAAACCTATCAGGTTTCGTATAAAAAAGACTATGTGACTGATGTAACAATACAGCAGTTGAATCAACAAAATATTCCGGTCTATGGTGTAAAATTAAAGAACGCCTTTCCGGTAACAGTCAGCACAATTGAGTTGAGTAACGCATCGACTGAAACCCAAAAATTAAATGTCACTTTGACATATGAAGATTATGAAACCGAAGGATCTATCGCCTCCTCCATCGGTGGCGTTAAAAATGTAATTGGAGGCGTGCTTAATAGATTGATATAGATTATGCCATTACCAGTATTAGAAACGACGACGTACAATTTAGTTGTACCATCGACAAAAAAGAAACTTAAGTTTCGCCCCTTTCTTGTAAAAGAAGAGAAGATACTTCTAATTGCTCAGGAGTCTGAAAGTGAAAATCAGATACTTCAAGCAGTAAAAGATATTATTGAATCCTGCACATTTTCAAAAATTGATGTTAATAAGATTCCGATGTATGATCTTGAATACATCTTTCTTAAGATCAGAGCAAAGAGTGTGGGGGAAGTTGTATCCTTTCAACTGAAATGTGATGAGTGTGGAGAATACAATAAAGTAGAACTGAATCTTGAAGATGTTGAAGTCCAGTTTCCCGAAGAGGAGATTGATTCCAACATTAAATTGAATGATTCGGTGGGGATTACATTGAAACCAATCAACCTCTCTGATGTTAAAAAGTCAAAGGGAAAAGATGCCATTTCTGAGGCCTTAACCGCATCAATTGATTCTATATATGACTCTGATAATGTCTACAGTGCCTCTACCTGTTCAAAGAAAGAACTAGACGCTTTTATAGATTCACTTACACATCAACATTTAGAAAAAATACAAAAATACATTTTAAATCAACCAACCCTCAAACACACTATTGAATATACCTGTGAAAAATGTGGCCATAAAAATTCTTACGAATTGAGTGGTCTGCAATCTTTTTTTACCTAAGCCTTTCTCACGACTCCTTAGCGAACCACTATCAAACTAACTTCTCGATGATGCAACATCACAAGTATAGTTTGACTGAACTCGACAATATGCTTCCTTGGGAAAGGCAAATATATGTTTCAATGTTGTTAGATTACATTCGAGAAGAAAACGAAAGAATAAAGAAACATGGCTGAAGAATCATCATTTTTAGGAGTCATAGAAAGACTTAAAGCAGAAGGACTGTTGGATCGCAATAGCGGAACAAATTCAATTAAGTCTCTCAAACAGATAAACCAAGATGGGTTTAATAGCGTATCTCTCCAAATGGGAAAGTTAGTTGACTTCTTTAAAGGCAATGCTCTTCAGGAAGAAGAAAATCGTCGAGAGTTGTTAAAAACTCTGAAGGGTGGTAAAAAGGAGGAGAAGAAAGTTGGTAAAGGTAAGAAAGAAGCGGAAATACCTGATATATTCGGCCTCGGTTTGAAGGCTCTTGCAATTGCGGTTGCTGGACTAGTCTCTGGTTTCGTCGTTGGAATCGGAGCCTTCTTTGTCGGTCTACTCAAACCACTAAAAACCTTTATCACCGAATCAAAGGTTTTCAAATCATTCAAATCAATTACAATTAAGTTTGGGAATATGATAAAGGGTTTTGGGAAAACGATAAAGGGTTTTGGGAATACGATAAAAACCTTTGTCAAAAATACAAAAACTTTTAAATTATTGGGGAGAATTTTTAAACCTGTAGGAAAGCTTTTTAAATCATTGCCGAAAATATTTAAACCTATAAGTCAAATATTTTCAACTATTGGTAAAGGAGCAAAAGCACTCAAGGGTGCTGTTGGATCGGGTTTGGGTAAAAAGATTAAACCAGTTTTAGATACTTTAAAATCATCCGTATCGAGATTTAAAACCTTCTTTAAAATTGGAAAAACATTGGGTACTAAATTTTTACCGTTTCTCGGAAAATTGTTTCTTCCTCTGACAATAATCATTTCCCTTTTCGATTTTGTAAAGGGAGCTATGGCGGGATTTGCAAAGTACAAGGATAAAGGCTTCCTCGAAGGATTAATCGGAGGTCTTCTTGGAGGAATCGGTGGTCTGGCTACAGGTTTGATTGGTATGCCCTTGGATCTTCTAAAATCGGCAATATCATGGGTAGCTGGAAAACTTGGATTTGAGAACTTCTCGGAGATGCTTGACTCCTTCAGTTTCAGCGAACTCATTGGTGGTTTATTTACCAAAGTAACGGATATAATCGTAGGTTTTATTGGGAGTATCAAAGAGAAAATTGCTAATATTGGTTGGGGTGGTATGATTAAAAATATCGGCCTTGATTTGTTGAAAATTGTTAAAAAGATTTACACATTTCCAATCGCCGTCGCCGCCGGTGGGGCGGCCGCCATCGCAGCAGTTCCTGGCTCCTTGTTTGGCGGCAAGTCACCAATGGATGCGTTTAAAGAGGGATTCATAAAAGTATTTAATGGTGGTGATGCCGCAATAGATTCCTTAAAAGCAACTGGATCTGGTGGTGGATCGGAAGAAGCAGAGGCAGTTCCCGAGGCAGCGGCAGTTCCCGAGGCAGCGGCAATTGAAGAGTCAGCGGCAATTCCCGAGGCCGTGGCAGTTTCCGAACCAGCGGCAGTTCCCGAGGCAGCGGCAATTCCGGGCGTTACTGGTTTCAGCGATCAACAACAACTGGCTCTCCTCGCACTAGAGGATGCGTTATTGTTGGCAAAGACCGAAGAAGATAGACTAAAAATAGCTGCAAAATTCCAAGAAGGTAAATTGTTTGCAGCAAAGCAGGGTCACGAGGGGATGTTCTCCTATGAATTTGAAAAAGAACAATCGAAGCTTTTTGCTGCATCGAGAAACAATACTGGCGCTCAAATGGAAAGTGGAATGTCAAATATCGCCGACGCAGAAGCACAACCAGCACCTGTTATAGTTTCCGAGGGATCTTCACCACAAACCACAACGGTGAACACTTCAACTACTAACGTATCTGGAAGTGCCCATCAAGATGAGTCGTTACCTTTGATTGCCTCGGCTGCCGCGGCCGGTGCTTGGTAAAAACCAAAAAGGGTGACCACCGATATTCAGTAGCCACCCCCTATGTATTTGTTTATCAACTCAGTTAGCTCTGAGCCAACTTGGCGAAATATGCCAAGGTGTCCTCTTCATTTTCATCATCATTATTATTTGATGAACTAACAGGTTGATCCTCGCTCTTCGGTGCAGGTGCATCTACTCGTTCTTCACGAGTCTCGTTGAGTTCGGTAGTCTGTTCTACCGAAAAGGTATTGGCGATATCTTCTTCACCAAGAACTTCATATAATTTCTTCTTAAGACTGGTGTATGTCTTGTAGTTTTCAGGATCGATGAACTCATTCAATTCATAAAGAATGTCATAAATTCCTTCTAACTTTTCTTCATCACCATCAAAGAGTGGGGTAACAGAATCGAATTCAGATTTGTCGTAGTTGCGATAACCTTCGACATTACGAATCTTCAACTTGAAGTTAGCTCCACCCCAGAAATCAAACGAATTCATTGGTTTCTCATCTTCGAATTGAGGTTGCATTACATCCATGATCTTGTCAAAGATCTTCTTTCCATACTTGTAAAGAAAGACTTTACCTTCATTGGATGGATTTGCGGAGTCTGAAATAACAAGAATATTTGATACATAATGTAAACGGCGTTTACGTTGACGAACAAGATCCTTGTCTTCTTCTCTCCCTGAATTCCAGAGTTGAGAGTTCATTTCTCCTAATGGATCATTTTGACCAATTGAAGTGAGTGATTTTTCGATATACCATCTACCAGTTGGGCCTTTGAACCCATGATCCCAAAATCGGACCCAAGGAAGCTCTTCTGTATTTGCTGATGGTAGAAAACGAATTACAGCATATCCGTTTCCTGCTTTGTCGATAGTCGGTTTCCATTCCCGATCATCTCCATAGTTCTTTTTTTCCGAAACAGATTCGGCAGCGTTTACTAACTGTTCAATCGCCGCAAGACGATTTGATTTTAGTTTTTCGAATGACATAATATTATTATTATTTAGTATTTTTAGTGTTTTACAATGTATTACAGTGTATTTTATGTATGTGTTAAGTAGTAATATAACATATTTGAGTCACTTTGTAAAGACTTTTTTTACAGTTTTTTTCAGTTTTTCAATTGGTATATTTCTACGAGAGAGAAGTAGTTTATACTTCAAAATGTTTTCGATTTGTTCGCCATAGATTCCAAGAGGATCTCTAATATTTTCTTTCAATCGTTTCATACAATCCACAAGAATGTCAATTACAGTAATTGATTCTATTGCAATAGCTTGACTTAAAAGACAATCTAATGCAATGGTTGATGAACATATCTTATCAAAGGAATCACATTCCTCATGAAGAGTTTTTAAATCCTTTTCAAATTCATACGCCAGAGATTGCATCTTTCGAGTATGTTTTGTATAATTTTCTTCTTTCATGTCGCCAACCCATTTCACTTCTGAAATGAAATTTGCAGTAAAATAATCAATGAGAATTTCAGGTTCTTTATATTTGCGAGCTATTCGTTCAAAAAAGAATCGATCTTTTCTTCGATTAAATGTGGATTCTTTGGAATTTGTCTTGAAACCATACTTACTTGCATCATAGGTGTCACTATCAAAATGTAGTTTAAGAGAAAGGTAAATCCGATATGCGGTATAACCATTCACATTAGATAGGTCGTTGTTCTCTTAATAATGTTCAATTCCATCGCCTCGGCCTCGAGTTTATCTTTCAATGGCCCCTTTATAAGTTTTGCGATGTCCACAGGATCGATATCCTTATCCTTGCATATGTCACAGATCGATTCAGCGTATCCCATCTCTCCATTTTGAACATATTTTTCTACTTTTATTCGTAGTTCATCAAAGGTGATGACTGGTATGATTGGTATTTCTTCCTCTTTTTTTGTCATGCTTTAAGAATAATGGTGTTTTCGTTGACTCGGCCGTTGGCGGAGATTTTCTTTGTGGTAAGTTTTTTTAATGCGTTTATGATTTGTCTCTCGGTTTTCGATACAATGATTGAGAGAATATCCTTTGGTTTTCTTAGTTTGATTGCATATGATGTATTATCTTCAAAGTTGCGAATAGTAGTTCCTTTTACTGTCAGGCCCGAAAGACTGGATGTATAAAGAACTGTCAATTTTCGATACTTTTCATTGAAGAGATAAACCTTACTTGATCCAACAATCTTGATTGGATTGATAGAAATAACTCCAAAATTACCTGATGAATTCTGATATTTCAACTTTGATACTATCTTGTCGGCACTTTTTTCTTTCTTTATTCGTGGTTTTCTTGTTGCCTTCTTTGCAGACTTGTAAAGGTCTACATCGTTCAACATTTCATTCAAGAGAGAGATTCTTTTTTTAATGGCAGGTTTTGAGAGATAAGAATATCCCTCTACTGAATAGGAACTTGTTTTATCTCGGGCCTCAATCAGTTCATCCCGTTGTCCCTCTAACCACTTTACTACAATCCCCAGAGAACTGATGGGAGCATTTACTCCACTCAATAAAGAGGACAGATTGATCTTGTAAATTTTTGTGGTAGGAGAAACTATCCACTCGTCTAACATTTTATCAAGATAAACCAAAACCTCTTTCCGCAGTTTTTTCTGCATGAGTTCAAAGACCGATATTCTTTTAGATAAAACCTTCTTGGTTTTAACAGGAACCATCTTAGAAATGGTTTGAATATATCGTTCAACCTCTATACCATAATCTACTTTATTATGATACCTCGGCATACCAAGATTCAACATTCGAGCAATCTTCCCACAAATGGATATCTCGACACACTTGGGGGCCCTTCTTAAAATGGATGAAGTTTTCTTATCATTGTTGACATACTTTTCGATGATAGGGATATAATCCTCAGTGTCCAGATAGTAGTTATAAAAATTCAATGCATGACCAAACATATAATTAATCTTATCTTTTGACCATTCATCCGCACCTTCCCATGTCGGTTCTTCTCCAGTAAATGGAGATTCCGGAGCGGAAACCATGCCATTCCGTTGAAATTTTTTACTAGTCGGTAGTCGCCTTTTGGTTTTCATCGTTATTAATAAGTTGCTGAATGGGTTTCTATTTTACAAATATTTGAATAAGATGCATAAAAAAGGTTGCAACCACTCTCGTCCGGATCTACTATATAAATTCCGTCTCTTTTACCTCCAAGACCTCCATAAGCCTCTCCTATGATCTTACCCGATATAGTGGTATCCCCTGTACGAAAAGTTACATAAAATTCTGCGGAAAGACATGGCTCTGAGTTTTTATTACCTTCCAATCTATCTACAAGGTCAGG